TTGGCGCGGGGCGGGTGCGTCGATGACTGCGAAAGGTGGTCGGCCGGGCACGATCGGCGGGTTCTTCCTGGTGGAGTTCAACGATGGAGCGGGGGATAGGCGCGTGCGGTGGTGCTCGTCATTCGTGCGGGATGGGATGGCGCTGTGTTTGGTGCGACGTTCGTCTCGAGGGGCGATGACGCGGCATCTGTTCGCGGTGACCGGCGCGATGTCGGTTCGGACTGTTCCGGTTGTGCGGGTTGGGAGCGGCGACGGTGTGCAAAAGGGAACAGCGGGAGGGACGGGCAAGGGGGTAGGTTAGGCGTCCTTCGTGTTGGTTCCTCTCTCGGTAGCGGCTCGGGGCCATAGGTGCTCCGGGCCGTTTCTCTTTTTGGGCTCGTCCTGGCTGCTCGTGTCGGGCTCGGCATTTCGGGATGCTCCCCGCAAGGGGCGTGTGATGGTGTGATAGGCGGGGGCAGGGTTTTCCGCGCTGCGGGGTTAGGTCGAAGGGGTTGACATTTGGCGACGCTCAATGTGTGATGGTGTGATAGGTCCGTCGCCTTTTTTGACTGGCGGGGGGTCGGCCGGGGGGTAGGCTGTCCGGCCGGGGGGTTGTCCCGCGCTGCCGGGGGGTTGGGGCATGATGGGCCACAATATGACACTAGGGGCGTGTGTGGGACAGTATAGGACATGAATGCCGCGCGCAGCGCTGTCATATGGAGTACTCTAGAACGCCGTAGGCTCCGCCAGTGTCGGCTCGTGTGACATAGGGGCATCCTGGCTGGCCCCGGAGGGGGGCGGAGTCTCATACTCGCCTAGACCAACTTTTCCAGCTAAACCCAAAACCCGGCACTGAATCTAGCTTTGGGTCCCCTTTAGGTTCCATACCCTATGGGATGCCCCCCTTTGTCCAGACCTATCACACTATAACACCTCAACCCCTACATATGGGACCCCCTTGACATTTGGCCACAAGATGTGGTAGTCTTCTTTTCGTGGCTGACAACCATCTGAGAGTCCAAAACCCGGCAAGCAAACCCCCCAACGAGAACTATGAAAGACGAACTAACCAAATTTTTTCAAGCCCAAATTAACCGAATCCTCACGAAGCCCCAGGGGCACGCGAGCGGACCCCGCAAGCCTAGTCTTAGCCAGTACGAAACGGGAACGAAGAAGTGACTGAACTCACATCCGTAGACTCCTACATGCAGCATACCGAAACCTATGGGGACCTTAAGGTTTTCTGTATTCTTGGTATCCCAGACTTAAACCCCAGACTTTTGCTCGGCCAAAACGTGGCGCTGGATGGGATCCCATACTACGTAGCAGGGGTTGATACATATACACTTCCAGACGCTACGGGGACAAACTTTGGGCTCATGGTGAGGCCAATAAGTGAGTAAGGACTATTTTCCAAAAGTTAGGGAAGCTAGGGCTAAGCTCCTAGAGCAGGCAGATAAACTCATAGCGAAGTATTGGGATCTAATCAACGCAGCCGAAGAGGCTGGCCAATTCGACGTAGCTATGAAACATGTCCAGTGGCTCATAGAGCACACTAGGGACGATGATGGCAAGACCATCGTAAGCTCAAGCGTAGACAAAGAAGAGGGCGACGGCCGCAAAGGCAAGTCAGGCCCAACCATTAACCTAGGATTTGCCATTGGTGGCATCCCAGGAACGAATCGAATAGCAGAGCTTAATCCCGTAGTCATCGACGTTAAGGATGAACCATTTGAATCTAGCGAATAACCCCGTCCCGGAAGACATGTTAGCTCTTCCCGAAGGGTTCGAAGGCCTCTCAATAACCAGGGCTGACGGAACCCAAACGGTTCTCTACACCCCCACCCCAAAACAACTTATCTACCATACGGTTACGTACCCCAACGTTTTATTCTATGGGGGCCGTGGATCTGGTAAATCTATGTGTGGTCGCTGGGATGCCCATATCAGGGCTCTCGCCCATCCAGGCTTCACATACTGCATCCTCAGAAGGACTTTCCCTGAGCTCCAGAGATCCCACCTTGTCCATATTGACAGGGAAATGAAGCAACTAGGTGGACATTTCCATCACCAGAACAAAATCGCATACTACCCGAACGGATCTCAAGGATTCTTCTCCCAATGCCAGAGCGAGGAGGATGTTCTTAAGCTCCTCTCGGCGGAGTTCGCTCTCATGGTGTTCGATGAACTTTCCACTTTCGAATGGGAGATGTTTACGAAGCTTAGTGCGAGCGTCAGAGTCCCGGTAAATTCTGGACTAACTGCTATGGTAAGAGGTTTAACCAATCCATTAGGACCTAGTGCAGGGAAAATCATCGAGTATTTCGTAGACAAAACTGTAGACGTTGATGAGGACCCAGATTATAACCCCAACGATTGGTATGCTATTAAGGCAAACCTAGAGGATAACCCCCACCTAGACGAGAAACAGTATAGGAAGCGCTTTTCTGGACTCCCTGCGCATGTCCGAAAGGCGTGGGTAGATGGTGAGTTTGTTCTAGAGAATGCCCTTTTCGACTTCAGGCCCATCCGAGACGGGAAACCTTATCATGTAACCCATGATATTGACCTAGCTACCATACTAAAGAACGCTAGAGTCTACAGGGCCATAGATGTTGGGTGGTTCCCAGACCCCACAGTAGTACTCTGGATAGCCCACTTAGGCAATCGACACATTGTTTTCAACGAGAAAATTTGGTACAAAACCACAGCCCCAGATATTGCAGCAGATATCAAGGAAGAGGACGCTAGGCTCGGCGTGTCCAGGGTCGTCATGACCTATTGTGATCCAACTATGGACATCAACACGACCGCAGATGTTCGAACGATTATGGAAATCTTCGAAGCCAATGGGGTCCCTATGGAGAAGTCCATAAACAATAGGGAAATGTTTGCTTTGACCATGCATGAGTTCCTAAATCAAGAGGCTTACGAGAACACCCCAAGACTACAGTTTTACACTTATGGTGGCAGAGGATGTCCTTACCTAGTGAAGACCATCCCTCAAATGAGGTTTGACGACAAGCATCCTAAGGCTATGGCAGACCACAAAGAAGACCACGCTGTCGTGGCGTGTTGCTATTACCTCATGAGCCACGCAAGCGATACGAGTATGAACCCATCAAGCGGGGGAACAACGTCCCGAAGATGGATGAAACCCAAGGGCATCGAACTTTGGCGCCTAGGTAGCGAATCAATCAAGGATAGAAACTAATGAACTTAGAAGACACTGGCTCGACCTCACTAGAGGTTCTAGACGAGCAGAACGCCGACTTGGGCACTCCGCAGGAAGAGGACCCCAACAAGAAGGTCCACGACGACTTCAGGACTCGAATTGAGGCCTGCAAAAATTATCGGAAGAAGCTCATCCCAACATGGGTAGCGAACATAGACTATCGAAGGGGTAAGCCTTTCACATCGCAGACCGATGAGGATAGAGTTGCTGTCAACATGGACTGGTCTCTAACAAAGACCAAGCACGCTGATTTGTTCAGCCAAATCCCTCAGGTTAGAATCAACCATTCACCCCAGAGCGTACAGGCTGGTCCGTGGCTTCATGCTTTCGAACAGAAAATCAACGATTCCTTAATTTCTAGTGGTATTGAGGCTGCTATGGATGAATGCCTCCCAGACGTTATTAACGCGGCTGGAATTGCTGGAGTTATCATCCTTCATGAGTCACTCACAGAGGATAAAGAAGTCCCATCCATTGATTTCGCGACTCTTCCCCCAGAGATAGCGGCTCAGGTTCAAAGCTCTGGCATGATGCCTGATGGCTCTCCTGTTCCTACGGAGGTTGTGCCACAAATTCTAGACCATAGATACGCCATTACTAGGTTAAGTCCGTCTGACTTGCTCTGGCCTATCAGCTTTACGGGGTCAGATTTCGATAATGCTCCTTGGGTTGGCCGAAGTGGCAGACTTTCGTGGGCACAGGCCATACAATGCTTCGGAAAAACAGACCAACGTCCTAATGGACTAGTCGAAAGCGACAAGGAAAAGCTAGGAGAGGAGAGAACCTCCCTAGATAGGCTAACTCATGATGTGGATAAGGATAAAATCGCTGCTGATGATGAAGTTGGTTTCGATGAAGTCTTCTACAAGGAGTTCCACTTCAATCCAGAAGCTAAGTCCTTCTCAACAATCCATCACTTAGTCTTCATTAATGGGAAGGAAATCCCAATCATTGATGAGC